CCTGACGAGCCAACTGCACCAGCCAGCCGTCCTCTGAGGCGGCTTTTTTACGCCCCGAACCAGGTGGACGAAACTTTTTTTGCAAATTAGTTTCGCTTTAGCTTGACTTATTGTTTAGCCTGAACGAAACTACATCTCAACGACACCATACAGCACAACAGTTCTGCAGGTGGCGCCACCGGCCAGATGGTCAACCGGCGTCGAAAGATGGGAAGGGGTAGCTGAGGCGCTACATGCGCAGTAAGTGACGATCCCGAGGAGCCATGAAGGTGCTGCCCTTGCACCGCAGAGGATGGGGCATTGTTAGGTCTGGAGCCGAAGAACCGGGAAACTGGGGAAGCGGGAAGAGCTAGACCGAAAACCAATGCGCTTTCCCAAGAGAGCTTTTTGGTTTGGAAGGGAGAACGTCATGTAGGAAAGATGGCCCGCACGAGCCTATCGTGCCCCGGCCTGCAGGGTTAGCAGGACCATTATTTGAGCGGCGGCGTGGTGCAACGGAGACACGCAAAGAGGAAAGAATGGCACCTCAAAAATCCAAGCCATAAAGGTAGGTAGGTGGCCGCAGACCGCTCTACGTCACAGGATGACGTGAAGTCGAAACACCTTGCAGGAGTAGCGCCCTGCCCGCTCAAATGATGGTTAGTTACAGCAAGCCCTCATTGCTTGAGATCAGGCCTTTACATCCAGGATCTACTGTATAGAATCACAGCACCAAAGGAGATGATATGCAGTGCATACCTGGCGACTTGGCTGTCGTCGTCAACGATCATGAGTATCCTGGCAACAACGGTGCCCTGCTCCGCGTGTTGAAAAGTGCCAAGCCGGAATTTGGCAATACGCCCTACGACTGGCTGTGTGAACCACTGTCCACGTTCCGCTTTTCCAAGACCATCAAGCCCGGCATGCCCTGTGTGATTCTTTATCGCGACGTGGAGCTCAAGCCGCTGCGAGACGGCGACGGCCAAGATGAAACACTGTCTTGGCTGACCACCCCAGAGTCGCTGCAACCAGCCTGACTTTCAGAACCCTCCCGCCCGATACCCCTCGGGCGTTTGAGCCACCCTCACCGGTGGCTCTTTTTTTATCCCCTGACCGCCGCCCTCCAGTCGGCGCCTTCGCCCGCCCCCACAGCGGGCTTTTTTATTTCAGGAGCTTTCACCATGCCAGGTTATTCCGAAGGCGACGTTTGCGACCGTGAGGGTTGCAACGGCCAAATTCAACTTCGGCTAGTCGAGAACTGCAGCTGCCACATCAGCCCACCCTGTAGCGCCTGCTCCGAACCGCTCCAGTACTGTGACACCTGCGGCTGGGACGCGAGAGATGAGCCAACGCCTGAGGTGAAGCCGCAGCCTCAAGAAGAGAAAGACGACTGGGCTGGATGGAGAAAAGAGCAGGAGCGGCTGCGCAACATTCCCTTGGACAACACGAAGGTCAGTTGGAGAGACAGGCCTCACACCAACTTCTCAATGATCAAGGAAGGTGTGTATCCACAGTCGGGGGACGCGGTGGCCGACCGAGCCATGGTGCGCAAAGAGGTGGATGGAACCTTTGGCGGCCGCTTCGAATACTTTGGCGATGGCAAGTTCAAGTTCATCGCCTATACCGATTGAGGTGAAGCCCATGAACGACTTGTCCTTTCACCGCGCGCTGGCTCGCGGCCAGCGCCGCTGGGACGGCATGGAGCCGGACGACGACGATCCGCCCGCGTCGATGGCCAGCCTGCTGGAGCTGCAAGACGAAAACTTCACGCTGCGCGGCCAGCTAGCCCAGCTTTTGGAAGAGGCGCGCGACCTCGCTGAAACAGCTAACCGCACCCGCTGCTGTATGGGCGACAGGATGCTGCGGCTCTGCGACCAGATAGAGGGCATCACACCAGACCCTGAATCCCATGAGGAGCCACAGACATGAAACGCATCCCCTTCCCCACTGATGTCAGCGACACCACCCGCCGCTACCCACGCACTCTGGAACAGGCCTTTGGCCCGTACCAGCGGCAGTCAGTGATTGTGCCCATGGGCCCGGCTGTAGACGGCCAGGCCTCGGCGTCGCTTTCCGCCCTGGTTGTCTGCATTGCAGCAGCAGCGCTGGCCCAGCTGAGCGGCTGCACTGGCGTAGATGCGGGTGAGCAGCCTCAGCCCAAGCACCTGGTCGCCAAGCAGGAACAGCGCCGGGCCGTCACAGCGGCGCTGCTTTGCGGCCCGGGCAAAGCGGCCGTCTGGCACGACAGCTCCGAAATGCAATGCATGCGCGAGGTGCACCCTTGAGAGCCATCTTCCACTTCTTCATCTGGAGCGCCATCACGGCGCTTTCTTTTTGCGCGGCTGCCGTGCTTTCGACATCGGCCCGCGTTTTCTGATTTCCGCTCACCACCACCAAAACCATGACCACTTCACAAACCAACAGCCAGCTGGCACCACGCCAAAACACGCAGGTCGACTTGTCGCCCCAGACCTTCGAGCAGGCGCTGACCTTCGCGCAGTACCTGTCCGATAGCAACATGGTGCCCAAGGACTTCCAGGGCAAGCCAGCGAACTGCCTGATCGCCATGCAGTGGGGCACGGAGCTCGGGATGAAGCCGCTGCAGGCGATCCAGAACATCGCGGTGATCAACGGCCGCCCTGCCCTCTGGGGTGATGCAGTTATCGCTCTGGTGCTCGCCAGCCCGGTTTGCGATTACGTCACCGAAGAGGACGACGGTACCACCGCCATATGCCGCGTGCGGCGCAAGGGTGGCGCTGAGCAGGTTCGATCCTTCAGCATAGAAGATGCGCGCATGGCGGGCCTGGCCGGCAAGCAAGGCCCCTGGACGCAGTACCCCAAGCGCATGCGTCAACTGCGCGCCCGCGCCTTCGCGCTGCGCGATGTCTTTCCTGATGTGCTGCGCGGCATGGCCGTGGTCGAGGAGCTGCAGGACATGGAGACTGCCGCCAAGCCGCCGGTCAACAAGCACATGGGCCAGGCCGAAGAGGTCAAGCAGGACTACCCTCAAGCAGACTTTGAGGCAAAGCTGCCCGAGTGGAAAAAGCAGCTCGACAAAGGCGTGCCAGCAGATCGCCTCATCCAGTTTGTGCATTCCAAGAATGCCAGCTTCACTCTGACGGAGTGGCAGCAAAAGGCATTGCGCGAATATCAGCCTGCAGCTACGGCGACTGCAGCACCTGCGTCCAAATCCGAGGTCACCGACGTGCAACCCAAAAGCACACCGGCCGTCGACGCGCCTGCACTGAGCCCTGAAAAGCTGCAAGCCGATATGGCAGCGGCCACCGACTTGGAGAAACTCTACGAGCTGGGCAGTCTGCTCGATGCAATCCCCGACGAAGCGCAGCGCCTGCGCCTGAACGAAGTTTTCGACGCTCGCGTGGCCGAGCTGGAAGGTCAATAAATGGAAGTCGTGAATCTCACACAAGGCACGCCGGCATGGCACGCGCACCGGGCCGCCCACTTCAACGCCAGCGACGCACCGGCGATGATGGGCTGCAGCAGCTACACCTCGCGCTCGGAGTTGATCCAGCGCCTGGCCACCGGCATCGTGCCGGAAGTGGATGCGGCCACACAGCGCCGTTTTGATGCTGGGCACCAGTTTGAAGGTTTGGCCCGGCCTGACGCTGAGCTGATCGTCGGCGAGGAACTGGCACCCCTGGTGGGCATCAATGGTAAGTACAGCGCGAGCTTTGACGGCCTGACCCTGATGGGCGAGACGGCGTGGGAGCACAAGAGCCTGAACGACCGACTGCGCGATGCAATGACGCCCAGCGCAACGGGCGCCGACCTGCCGCTGGAGTACCAGGTGCAGATGGAGCACCAGGCCATGGTCGCTGAAACTGTGGAGCGCACGCTGTTCCTGGCCAGCAAATGGGTGGTGAACAGAAGCACAGGTGAATGGGAGTGCGAAGAGCAGCGCAGCTGCTGGTATACGCCGAACCCTGAACTGCGCGCCAAGATCGTTGCCGGGTGGGCACAGCTGGAACAAGAGGTTGCCGCGTACCAGCCGGAGGCCGAAGCACCCAAGCCCGCGCCTGAGGTAAAGCTGCGCGACGCCCTGCCAGCGCTGCGCCTCGATGCGAAGGGTGAGATCACCACCAGCAATCTGGATGAATTCAAGGCCGGCGCACTGGCACGCATCAACAGCATCAACACGGTGCTGGAGACGGACCAGCAGTTCGCGGAAGCCGATGACGATGCCAAGTGGTTGCGCGGTGTTGCTGACGCCATGAAGCAGGCTGGCAAGCGGGTGCGTGCCAACATGCAGAGCGTGGATGAAGCGCTGACGGTGCTCGAGCAGCTGGACAAGATCGCCACAACCAAGGCCCTCGATCTGGAAAAGCGTGTGAAGTCCGAGAAGGATGCGCGCAAGCAGGCGCTGGTGCTGCAGGCCCAGCAGGATCTGGACAGCCATACCGCAGCGCTCAACCAGCGGCTCGGTACCAACTGGCTGCCGCGCCTGGCCGGCGGATTCGCCGAGGTGATCAAAGGCCTGAAGTCGCTCGACAGCATGCGCGACAAGGTGGCGGTGGCGCTGACCAATGCCAAGGTGGACGCGAACGCGCTGGCCGACCAACTGGAGGCCAACCGCAAGCACCTGGTGCAGGACAGCGGTGACTGGATCACCCTCTTCCCAGACTTCGCCACCGTGGGCGCCAAGGCCTCCGAGGACTTCCAGGCTCTGGCCGCCATGCGCATTGGCCAGCACCAGGCGGCAGAAGCCAAGAAACTGGAGGCTGAGCGCGAGCGCATCCGGGCTGAGGAAGAAGCCAAGGCCAAACGCGAAGCAGACGCCCGAGCAGCTCACGAAGCCGCCGAGCGCGACCGGCAACTCGAAGCCGAGCGTGCCCGCATCCGCGCCGAAGAGCAGGCAAAGGCTCAAGCCGATGCAGCAGAAGAGCGCAAGCGCATTCAGGAGCAAGCCCAGAGCGCCAAGGCTGAGATCGCTCAGGCTGCACACACCGGGGCGCTGGGCGAGCCTGTGGCCAATGATCTTGCCCGCTTGGCCACCAGCAACGCTGCAGAGGCAGTGGCCGGGATCGACGCCAAGCAGGTGATCAATGCAGCACAAACCAGCGCGGCAGCGCAGGCAGACGAAAGCGTGATCAGCATCGGCAAGATCAACGCCACCTTGAAGGCTGGCGGCATCGATGTGCTGGTGAATGCCGGCACGCTCGACAGCCTGGGCATCAGCTACCGCAAGGAGCGCAACTCCGTCCAGATGCCTGAATCCAGCTTCCCACGCCTGTGCCTGGCCTTGGCGATGCGCCTGCAGAAGATGGCCAACGAATACACGCATCAAACCGTGTGACCACGCCGGTACCAGTGCCGGCCCCTCCCCGCGCAGCCCCACAACAGGCTGCGTTTTTTCATCCCGACAAGGAAATCACCGTGAACAAGTCCGAACTGATCGAACACATCGCCGACAACGCCAAGCTCACCAAAGCAGAAGCCGGCCGCGCCCTCCACGCCGTGACAGCGGCCATCACCGACACGCTGCGCAGCGGCCACTCGCTGCAGATCATGGGTTTTGGTACCTTCGAGGTGGTGCGCCGCGCCGGCCGCCCAGGTCGCAATCCGCGCACAGGCGAATCGGTGCGCATCGAAGAATCCAAGGCCCCCAAGTTCCGCCCTGGCAAGGAGTTGAAGGCGGCGGTGAACTGACCGCCACGAACTGAGCACCAGCCGCCCGCCTCGCGCGGGCATTTTTTCGTCCACTGAGACCCCAAAAAATGACACTTGCACTCGCCTATGACACGGAGACGCAGGGCCTTCCCGCATGGAACCTGCCCTCTGAACACCCCGACCAACCCCACATCGTGCAGCTGGGCGCCATCCTGGTTGACCTGGACACCCGGGCCACCATCGCCAGCATGGACGTGATCATCCGTCCCGATGGC